TTCGGATTCCAACACCTCAATATCACAATCCTCAATTTTAATTTCATCAATAACTTTCAATTCAAATGGAGATGCATCTGATAGTTTATTAAAAAACTTTTCAAATTGTTTTGAGTTTGTTTTTTTCTTAACAATAAGTTTTACATATTTTTCAAAACATTCATTATAATTATAAAATTGAGGTGGAGTATCATTATATTCTATTACCTTAAACATTTCATAACTATTTGGTATAAATTCTAATTCCAAAGTTTTTGTATCAAAAATATGAAATCCTCTCGTATCATTCACATCATTCCAATATAATTGATATGGATTACCCAAATAAAATATTTTTCCATTATCTGATCTAGTGTGATAATGTCCAGAAAGAACAAGTTTAAAATTTTCAAATATATCACAATTCATTCCTTCCGTCATCGTGTGTCCTTTATAAGGAGAAAATCCATTCAATTCAAGATGCCCCATTAAAACATTACATGTAGATGATTTAATTTTTGCAATACTATCTTTTGTATTTTCCGAATTAATCCAGGGAACAAAAAGAATTTTCAATTTATCAATCAATACTTCGGTGATCTCGGAATAAACCTGAATATTATCATACTCCCTCATTAAAAGATCTACTGAGTTTACTGCATTCGTATTCTTATAATATGCAGTATGATTTCCTACAATTGTGTGAACTTGTACTCCAATTTGCGACAACCGGTCGTAATAATTATCCTTTGACCATTTCAAAGCCCAGATATCAATATTTTTTCTATTATCAAAAGTATCACCCATATCAACTAATTGAGTAATACCTCTTTCCTCCAGAGTTGGAAAGAAAATATTATCATAAAACTTTTTGAAGTAGTTGTGATATGACTTATCAGATTTCTTAACTCCAAAATGTTGATCGGTAATAATCGCAACTTTCATATCAATAATTCATTTTAGTTTGAATATTACTCTTAATTGTATTCATATCCGAACTTGTACCACTTAGAACATTATTATCCGAAACAAAAACTTCATCAAATCCAGACTGTTCCAAAATTTTATTTTTGATTTCTAATTGTTTTTTTTCTTTGGCAATCCTACGAAGAAACGCATAATAAATGATTTGAGTAAAATATGCAAATGGGTTAGTTGATTTTTCTGGATTAAAATTATTAATGTATTGAACACAGTTTTCTATACCATCAGAAACCATGTCTTCCCTAAACATATAATTGACAAAGTTTGGTTTGTATGATAAGTGTGTAGCAATCTTTAAAAAACACTCTCCAATATAATGTGGAATACAAGGTTTCTGAACATTTTCAGATTCAGAAAGAGACACTAATTTTTTATATTCAACTATTGCGTAAAGAAATTCTTTGTTGTTTACGTAATGATCTGCATCCTTTTTTCTTTTTGGCATTACTACTGTCATTAACTTTACTCATTTCTTATTCATAATTATACCACACTTGAGGGGGGCTTGACAAGTGAGCGGAATGTGTGTAGAATAACTCTGTCAGGGTTGAAAAGACACCTTAGCTACTCTTATATAGATTCTCTAGAGTATTCTTAAATTCAGATACAGAAGATATGTACCCCATAGATTTAGAAGTGCTAATCCTAGATGTTCCTTCTTGATTACAATTCTCCTTAAGATATCTTTTATACATTCTTAATGTATGTATATCTGATACTTCAGTCATAGTAATAACTTTATCCATATTAATAAAGAACATTTCATCTTCAACTACTTTAACCCATGGTTCTACTCTATAAGCCCTCATACCAGTTTTAGTTCTGATAATATCTTTTATAACAACAGGATTATCTAAAATTAAAATAATACGATCATCTTCATAACAAGGACAAACCTTTGCCATTAACTCTTCACCAGATACAAGTTTTAATACTGAATAGAATTCGTCTTCCATAAGTTATTGTTTTAAGTTTATATTAATAATGCTGTAATCAAAGGACTCTTCGTTATAAATTTTTATTCTTTCTATTAAGTGATTTAGTGTATAATTTTTTGAAGAGTTGACTGATATGTCATCTGCAATATCGTAAAGAACTGCCTCTACTTTATCTTGACTTTTTCTAAGAACTCTTCCTATAGATTGAAGATTTCTAATTCTTGATTTACTAGGTGAAGCAAAAATAACATTGTGTAAATTTTTAATGTTAATTCCAGTTGAAAAAGTTCCGTAGGAAGCAATAATAATTGCATTGGTTTCCGTTTCTACTATTCTTCGGACTTCTTCTCTTTCCTTTACACCAACTCCACCATAAACAAAGAAAACTTTTCTTTCTTTGTTCTTGGAACTATTTATAAGATCGTAAAGAATCCTTCCATGAGAATCTACTCTACTAAACAATACCAAAGTATTTCCTTTCAAATCTAAAGTTAAATTTTTGATAAAAGAATTTCTACGATCATTACCTATAATAAATTGAACCTCTTGTTCATAATCATCAAATTTAATTCCGTTATGCTTAAGTAATAAAATTTTAATGTTTAAATTTGATAGGTGCCCTTTCTCAATTAATTCTTTAGTTTGAATCACTTTATATGAAGGGCCAAACAATCCCTCTAAGACCCATTTATGCGTCTGTGTGCCGTCTAAAGTTCCAGTGAGACCAAATCTATACTTGCAGTCTAATAATTTGGTCATGATGTCAACGAGAGACTTTGATTTGAATAAATGTGCCTCATCTCCAATAACAACATCAAAACGATCAAACCATTTTAATGGTTCTTTATAAATTGATTGCCAGGTTGTAATGACTACTGGTAAATTGATATCATACTTTTCCTTTCCTGAGTAAATAATATGACAATAACTTTCAGATTCCCATCCATAAATTGAGAAATCTTTATACATTTGTTCTACAAGAGATGTTGTAGGAACAATGATCAAAGTTGATAAACCTTTATCTGTATAGTATCGAGTAATCGAATAAATTATTAAAGACTTGCCAGATGCAGTTGGAGATACTAAAAGTTTGCGATTATTTTTTAATGCGTCGTAAACACTTTCGATTTGATAATTTCTTGGTTTATGACATGAGATAGATGTGATATAATCAGATACTCCCTCATAAGAAATATTTTCGTTTACTTCAAAAGGTAATCCATAAAATTTACTATTTTTAAATTCATAAGTGTAATTACTCGAATTAGCAAAACTTATTAACTTATCTAATAGTCCAACATACAATTCATTTTTAGTTAAACTAAACAATCGTATTTTTCCATCCCAGTATTTACTGCGATACTGTGGCATAAATTTTGCACCAGGAACTTCAAAAGTGAACAAGTCATTTAACTCCTGACATATGTAAGGTTCTGCTTCAATATGTAAGTAAACTTCATTCTTTTTTGAAATTATAATATTACTCATATCCTGCTTGGAATTTATGCCAATCAATTGCATTTTTAATTTGATATGTTCGGTTGTGAATTTGCTTGATAATATCGTCTAGATATCTCAACATTGAATCGTAGTATTCATTTTTTAATTTAATTGCCGACAGTTTATTGTCAGCATCAATATATCTATTCATAGATTCTTTATCTCGAATTTTATATGGAAATGGTTCTTCAGAATAAATCTCTGCTGAAGATTTTCCACTATAATACTCATATCTTTCTTTCTTTAACTTATTAAAATCATCTAAAGATTTTTTCTTAAGTAAAGATACATTGTTATAAATGTTATAGTATTTTGCGTGAAGTTGTGGAATTTTTATTGATTCCACATGTAAATTATCAACGTCTATAATTGCATCATTTCTCCAGGATTCCTGGATTTCATCAAGGTTCATACTCATTATAATTTTGATCCATTATATTGTATATAGTATACTTAAAAGTGACTCTTGCTGTAAAATAATCGTAGTCTTTTTTTGTCGTATCAAAAGATAATCCAGTTAATGAAGTTGGAAAAATATCTCTAAATTTAATGTTCACTTGTGGTTGAAAATTACTATTCAGAACTTGCAGAGTTGCATCCGAATATATGTTTCTAAGATCTTTACCACTCGTAGATGGGTCTGTTGTATTTGTTTCTCTCCACTCATTAAATTGTGCAACATTTTCCGGATAACCTAAACCAATTAACCAGTTATATACCTGAATGTAATTAACTAGATCTTCATCGACTAGAAAGTCTAAAGTTAAATCTTCGTATTCTAATTTATCCCCAGGAATTGGAATATCCTTTAAGTATGTTGGTTGAATTGCAACACCAAGATTTACTCCAGGTATACCGGCTTTGGTGCAAAAGAAATCAACTTTAGGATATCTTGATAATATAAATTTGAACCCAACAGGGGACAGATAATTGCGATTACTTATTTGATTACTGTATGGTGTTGCTGGCATTTTCTTTTATTTTTATTTAGATAAAAAAAAGGAGCCCCTAGGGACTCCTTGAAAAATATGTGAACCAATATCACATAAGGTTCTTGACTTGTACTCTTCTGTAATAACGGTTAGAGTTAGTCTTGAGTCTACCGAGTCCTTGATCGGTTCCTTCAGCGAATGGATTAGCAACCATGCCGTAGCGGGTCTTAAATCCAATTTTTGGTTGGAAAGTGTCCTGACCAACGGCGCGAACCATTTGGAGAGGAACATAAGGACAATAGAACAGTCCAGCGTCATAAGGGGATGATCCCTTAAATCCGATAACATAATACTGGTTAGCAGCAATGTTAGCCGCATATGGGTCGATATAAACCTTATACTTACCATTAATAACACCAGCAAAAGTGCTGGCAGTATCATCAACATTGAGCCCAACTTGGAGAGCGGGGGTGTAATCAAGAACACCAGCCATGGTGAGTGCCGAAGCAACGTCAGCAGAGCAGATGATCGTGTTACCCTTTCCTCTACGAGTTCTTTGAGCGATAGCGTTAGCATCGCGCTCTAGTTGGAACAGAAGACCCTTGAACTTCTCAACTGACCAACGACCGTTGGAGTCAACGTCAAGGTCAAAGATACCAGCAGTGGCAGTGTTTGCTTGAGCGCCAGCTTCAGCAATTTGATAAACTGTACGAACAACTTCTCTGTTGATTTCTGCAAGGATTTCAGTTGAGAGAATGTTCGCAAGTTCTGCTTCAGCATCAAGACCGTGAATAGCCTTAAGGTCTTGAGCAAGTTCGAGGGAATACTCGGCCTTCAGTGCTCTTGACTTTGCGGCAACAGTGACTTTCTCAATCGAGAAATTCATCTCGTTGAAGAAGTTGTTCGCAGTATCTCCGAGTGCTTCAGCGTCGGTGGTTGCCATTGCCTGACCTACGTTGTAGGTTCCAGGTGAGGCATCGTTAAGAACAGCTGGATTGCTACCAGTTTGGGCAGCAGTGGTGGCGATACCAACAGATGCTTGTGCAGTGTAATCACTTGCGGCAATATCAAAGTTGGCGTCTTGACCAGAGAATCTGGAATCTGCTTCGTTGAAGAATGCTTCGGTTCCAGCAGTACGGTTAGTACCGAAACGAGTTCTCATTGCAAAGATCAGTCCAGTAGGACCAGTCATTGGTTGAACACCACAAATATCATAAGCAATCAGTTGTGGCATTGAACGTCTGATCAAAGAGATCAGAACAGGGTCGAAACCAGCAACAGGACCTGATGCAGCAGCAGTACCATAAGTACCACCACCAAAACCACCAGTTCCTGCGGTGTGAGTTGGAGCTTCAGAAAGGAAACCGCGCTCTTCGCGGAGTGCTCTTTCTTGATTTTCTAGCAGAATAGCGGTTACTCCTCTACGATGTGAATCTTTGATGGGATCAAGTCCTTCACAATTTAAAAGAGGGGACCACTTTTCCTGCAGATATTCTGCGTTATACATTGGAAAATTTCTCCGTTAGTTAAAAAGTGTTTAAGTTATAATTTAAAAATCACTTAATAGAGTATTTTTGAGCTGCTCTAATATACATGTCCATTGACTCTGAAAGAGTTTCTGACGTTGTTCCGAGCATTTCATCATCGTTAACTCTAGATTGAGTTACTGGGGTTCTAGAGAAATAGGATTCTTTAAGAACTTCCAACTTCCCACGATAGTCATTTTCACTAATGAACTCAACACTTTCGGAAAGACCTGCGAGTTTTCCTTTTTGGGTCTCAGAGAGACCTCTAGCAACTTCGTGGAAGATGCTGTCGGAAACTGATTCGCTAAGTCTTTGGGTTAACTGAACGTTTCTTTCGATTTGTTCGTTGAGTTTCGACTCCATATCATCAAGTTTGTCTACCATGCTTTCAAGCACATTATATTTTTCTTCAGGGATTTGTACATAATGTTCTTCAAAAAGAC